CCATGTACGACCCAAATGCAAGGGAGGTACAGATACAACGACGAATGTTGTACCCTCGTGTCGACGATGCAATCAGGACAAAGGTAGTAGAGAATGGCTCGACTGGATGAGAGCCACATTTGGTCAAACAGACCGAGAACATAAAATCTTATCACATATAAAATAATGTCATATATCAAGCCTATACCACTAGAGGAATTACCTTACACTCCAGTAGAACTCGGAGAGATGCTGGAGAATGACGAAAAAGAAAGAGAAATCGAAGTAGAAGGTTATGGTAAGGGTAGGCTTGTTATTAGCAAGCAAAACAAGAACAAACCATTCTTCTATGCAGATGAAGCAAACATACCAGCTAACCAGAAAGCTGCTAAACAGTTACAGGTAGCTGAGACTGCATTTAATGCACCACTGTTACTATCACCACTATTAGGACTAGCTAGTGGTATACCTAAGATAGCTAAAGATAGAACACGAGCACAGATAAAGAAAGCTCGTATGAGTGCTGACGAAAGCAACTTAGAAGGTGCTATAAATCTAAAACAAACTGTAGATGGTGTATTTAACATGCCATCTCAGCAAGTTAGAGATATAGTCAGAATAGCTAAGAAAAACAAGATTAGCTATAAACAAGCAGAAGAGTATCTTAATTTAAAACTAAGAGGTACAGAACCTAAAGGTACACTAAACCCCGGTAGTGGTAGAAACGACCCTACAGTTTATATACCACCAGAAGAGCGTATTGGTACACAGAAAGGTGATCCATTAATGATAGATCTAGGTATTGAAAGTTTTGGTGTACGTAAAAAAGTATCAATACAAGATTATAGAAACAAGCTATTTAATGAAGCTGGTTTTAGAAGAAATGAAAATGGTAACTTTGTAT